GATCGGTTCTGTTGCTCGAGGATTTGTCGACCTCGGGTGTAAGGGACCGATTAGTGATACAAGCAACGCACAGTACAACAAGGATCGGGACCTGCCCTTACATAGGGAAACATGTGTTTTAGAAGGGAACACAGAACTTCTACATTGTGCAACATCTTGCGTCTTCGACGTGAGTACTGACAGTCCTCGTGACTGTTCGGTCTCAACTCCTAACCCGTTCGCGGTGTTAGAAGAGGTCGAAGAAGATTGTTCACTCCGTGATAGCCTTATGGGGAAGGCTAAGACCCTTGTTCGTTGGTATAAAAGTTTCGGCTTGACCAAGAAAGGGGATCCCTCGGGCGAAATTCGATGCGGACAGCTCCGGCAGTCCGTACGTGATTGTTTTTCTGATGTCTCTCCCCTTTGGGAACTCAGTTTCAAAACAATCGCGAAAGTGGAACAGTCGTGCTGTAGAGCCTGTTTGCCTACTTTCGAAAAAAAGCTTGACGCATGGCGTCAGGCGCGATTCGAACCTCAGTCCGTGGACATGGATCACCTTGGTCTCTTCAAGGAGAGATTAAGAGGAAATGTTCAAAAGGGTTGGGATCGCTATAGACAACCGTTTATCCCAAACGGTCACGCGACGCTGAACCACAAACGTCGTGAGGGTGGAAATTGGCACGAGGAGGAGTTCTCAGAATTTTGTGACCCTTGCTTGGTTTTCTCTTCGGGGAAACCTCGCATTGTTACAAAGTATTCTTCCATGAACACGTCGGTTCTTGGAGAACTCCATTACTCCCTTTATACCTGTCTGAAGAAAAGAGGATGGTTGTTGGTCGGTGACCCTACCGACCGGCACGTTCAGCACTTGAATGGTTCGACGCTGTTATCGTTCGACTACAGCGCGGCGACCGACAATATAAAGACCGCTTACGTAAAGGCGGCCATTGAAGTACTGAAGGAGCAGGCGGACTTGCTAACTAGTGATGAGATCAGGTGTTTGGATACACTTGGATCTTTGAAGTTAGTAGGTGATGATCGCGAGGCGACTCGTGGGCAACCAATGGGAAGTGTGATGAGCTTTCCGTTACTTTGCCTTATCAACAAGACGGTGGTTGATTTGTCATTGTCCCGTTTGCTGAAGAGGGAGGAGATTTCGTTTATTGAATGGTCCTCGCATCGCTGCTTGGTCAATGGAGATGATCTGTTGACTCGAGAAGTGCGATCGGACACGAATCTCCGCGGTTTGATATCAGAGGAGGGGAATAAGATAGGCCTAGTTGTCAATCAAGAGAAGACTATGTCTTCTACTAGCCTAGCTGAGATTAATTCGACGCTATTCTCTGATGGTATCAAGCAACGTAAGTTCAACGCAGCAGCTA